GTCCTATAGACATTGAAGCTGTAAAAAGTGGTGATGTGTCTGCATTGAAGACAGGTACAACAGTGTCTCCCACTGCTGTTAAAGCTGTTGGAGCAATAATGGGAGCCCTCACTGGATCTCCTTTGGGACTTGCAGCAAACGTCTACGCAGATCAAATTGCTGGTTTCCTTTCCAATCAATCTGGTGCTTTAGCAGGTAAAGAAAATATTGAAGCCGTTGGAAAAGCTTTTGGACTTGATACAAAGACAACAGAAGGTAAAGCAGCAGCAAGTTCCATCATTGATTCTATGTCTTCATATCTTGGTGGAGCCACTGATGGTAAAGTTGGTGGTACATCAGGACCATCAACCGTAGGTATGGATGCTTTCGGTCCTGAAAGTCCTTTTGGAACAGAACAATCCACCGTTGGTATGGATGTCTTTGGTCCTTCTGGGCCTTATGAGTCTGCCTCATCTCCTGTATCAGCTCCTTCTCCTGCAGCACCAGAGCCTGTAGCAACCACTTCGCCTGTGTCTGACTATTTTGGAAGCCTTTCTACAGATACAAGCACACCAACAAGTGGTGGTGGATCTGTGGACTACGGTGACTATGGCGCTTTTCTTGCCAAAGGTGGCTTAGTAGGAAAACGTAAGCCAAAAGCAAAGAGAGGAAAGGGACTTGTTGCACAGAAATAAGCTATACTAGGCGACCTGTATCCCCGCTGTTAGCGGTCACATATAGCCCCATGAAAGGAAAACTAAGTGAGCGAAACTATCATCATCCCGCAACAGGCTAATGTTGCAACATTCATGTCTCGTCGTCCTTCGACGCTCGAAGACCGCCTCAAGAAAGAGGAAGAGGAATTGAAGGCTCTGGAAGAGGGCCTGACACAGAAAGCTGAAGAGCCTAAAAAAGAAGAAGACGAAGACGGCCCTGAGCCTACGTCTGCTGAAGAAAAGACATTTAAGAAGCGCTACGGAGATTTGCGCCGTCACTCGCAGAAGATGCAAGTGGACATGCAAAAGCAAATTGATGAGCTAAAAGAACAGCTTACAAAGACGACTCAGAAAGAAATCAAGCTGCCAAAGACTGAGTCTGAGCTTGAAAGCTGGGCAACGTCTTATCCCGATGTCTACAAAATTGTAGAAACCATTGCGATCAAGAAGGCTAAAGAACAGCAGAAGTCAATTGAAGAACGTCTTAAGCGTGTCGATGAAATGGAACAACACGCTGCCAGAGAAAAGGCAGAAGCTGAACTAATGCGTCTGCATCCCGACTTCGATCAAATTCGTGACGATGACGCCTTCCATGATTGGGTAGAAGAACAGCCCAAGTGGGTGCAGCAGGCGCTGTACGAGAACGACACCGACGCTAAAGCTGCCGCTCGTGCCATCGACTTGTACAAAGCTGACAAAGGCATCAAGAAGGCAAAGGCTGCAGAGCCAAAGTCGGCGGCTATGGCTGTCAACACTAGGGCAGGGAAGTCTAAGATTGATGCCGATGGCTCTAGCGATTTGATTTATGAAAGCGTCGTCGCTAAGATGAAAGACAAAGACTTTGAAGCAAACTATGACGCTATCGTCGCTGCACAACGCGCTGGCAAATTCGTGTACGATGTCAGCGGCGGCGCACGATGACTATTGACAAAGATTGAGATTTGTGATTTAACAAGACTGTACAGCCAGCTTTATGCTTACCTGTACCGTCTTGTTTACTTGTGATGCTGTAAAGCAACGATAATACCTTAGGAAGGTAGCCAACAATTGTTAAGAGATCTAGAGTCTTAACTATTGTTTACCTATCGAAATAAGCCTATCTAAAGCCTAAAGCATTTTGCCATTAATTAAAGGAGTTTTATAATGGCGTTCAGTGCAGCTGCAGGTTATGGTAACCTGCCGAATGGTGTTTGGTCACCAGTTATCTATTCCAAGAAGGTCCAATTGGCCCTTCGCAAGTCTTCGGTGGCTCAAGCCATCACCAATTCTGACTAAACAAAAGTGGTCCTTTAAGTAGAAATACTTATAGAAAACTCTGTGAATTGCTGGAAGCCTAAGTCTAAGATAGGGTAATCAGCAGCCAAGCCCTGAAAAGGGAAGGTTCAACGACTAAGATCCAATAACTCAAGACGCGAGCTTAATGCCCGCAAGAAGAGGTAAAAATGAATGCAACACAACGTGGCGTCCTTATAGGGATGTTGTGGGGTGATGGATGTATCAAGCATAAAACACATGCATGCTTAGATGGATCTGTTTCTCACTATTATGAATTTGTAGCTGGTCATAGCTCTAAACAAGAACAGTATATAACGTATAAACGTGATATATTTCATTCTTTGATAGGCGGCAAAAAACCACTAATACACAGAAGAAAATTTTTTCTTAATGGTGTAGAACACGAAGAACTAAGATTTGGTAGGCAAGACAAGTATTTTTCTACTCTATATCATTGGGTATATCCTTTTGGTAAAAAAACGTATACAAGAAGAATACTTGACTATGTAAATGCTGCTGGATTATCGTTCTGGTATATGGATGATGGTGGTATCTCCAAAAGCAAAAGACCAGACGGCAGCATTAGTTCTTGTGAGATGCGGTTAGCAACTTACTGCCCTGAAGATCAGGCTGATATTATCATCAGCTATTTTAAGGAAGTTTGGAATTTAGTTGCTAAAAAAAGACATCATAAAAAAACAAATTCGTGGTACATTGTATTCAATACAACAGAAAGTAAAAAGTTAGAAGAAATAATTCGACCTTTTATGCATGATTCGATGTTGTATAAGTTACCAAGTAATTGGATCACACGAGTGCAGAGCACCTAAACAGATAGTGCTGTAGGTGATGATATAGTCTGAACTGTAGGGAAACTTACAGTGTAGCGTAATTAAAAAGGCTACAATAACATATTGACTTTGGTGAAATTAGCTCGATGGGCGATTCCGTAAAGATCGTTCGTGAGCCTGAGGTCAGTGTCCGTGCTTATGAGCGTGGCACTCAAGTGGCTGCTCAAGATCTTGAGGACAGCGACTTCACGCTGGTGGTCGACAAGGCCAACTATTTCGCGTTAAACTAATTTAGACGCATTTGGGAGTGATCCCATCTAAAGAACTGGGTGAATTGCTGGAAAACCTAAAGAGTAAAATCTAAGGCAATCAGCAGCCAAGCTTAAATCGCAAGATTTCTGAAGGTTCAACGACTAGGATATACCGCCCCACGTGGGAGATGAAATCCGTACACTCAAGTGAGTGGAAGTGCCCAGCCCCTAGTAATAGGGTGATGATATAGTCTACTCTATATCGAAAGATATAGCAGCCTGAAAAGGCGGGTAAGGAATAACGACCCTTACTGAATATAAGGTAAGTTGGATGACATTGAGGCTGCTCAGTCTCATATCAACTGGCTGTCGATGGCAACGGATCGTGCCGCCTATCGCCTGAAGGACAACTATGACCAAGACGTTCTTGGTTATATGTGCGGTTTTGAGCAGTCTGCAAACCATGTGAATGCTGACACCGCTCGTACCACTTTCCCCGGCACGAAGGCTGTGTCGTCTGCTGGCAACGATGAGTTGCTTGCTTCGATGAAGCTGACGAAGGAAGACTTTGGCAACATCACCTCTCCCGGCACTGGCAATTCGATTCCTCTGGCAGCGCGTCTTCCGGGCGCTACGTCTCTGGGTTCGACGACTGCTTCGCCGCTGATGGTGATTGCTCGTATGTCTCGTCTGCTTGACCAGCAATTCGTTGACAGCACTGGTCGCTTCCTCGTGGTTGACCCGGTGTTTGTTGAGTTGCTGAAGGACGAAGACAGCCGTCTTCTGAATGCTGATTTCGGTGGCTCTGGTCTGCAGAATGGCCTCATCCTGAACAACCTGCATGGTTTCAAGGTGTATGTGTCCAACAACCTGCCCAAGATCGGTGGCGGTCCCGGCACGGTTGGTTCGTCCAACCAAGCTACGGACTATGGCGTTATTGTCGCCGGTCACGAGTCGTCTGTTGCCACTGCTGAGCAGATCAACAAGACCGAAACATATCGTGATCCTGACAGCTTCGCTGACATCGTTCGTGGTATGCA